CGGTTGACTCGCAGGACAACGTCGCCACGACCGAGTACAGCTACGCTCTCGGCACGAAGCGCGGTATCGGCCCCAAGGTGTGCGTGAAGAACGGCTTCGCGGCCTACAAGGGCTCGTACACGATGGCCGAGGACTCGCTGAAGAAGCTGATGGTTCAGTACATGAACACCGACGTGCGTGCGACCCTGCACGACCGCTCGGGCACGAAGTTCGTGGCTGGTCTGTCCAGCACCTACGGCTTCAGCCAGCTCTTCACCGGTGGTGAGGCTCAGATCGACATCCAGTACGCGAACATCCCGGCGGCCAACATCGGCCAGCTCACGTTCTCGGCCCTGCATGCGGTCGCTCGCTACAAGAAGGACACCATCCTCGATGAGATGTTTGCTGACGGCACGAACGGTGCCCACTACAAGTTCATCGGTTCGGTGGACATCATCGAGCAGTTCCGTCAGGAGGCTGGCGTCAAGGAGACCCTGATCGCCCTGACGACCGGTTCCTTCAAGTCCGGCGAACGCGCCCTCACGAGCTACTCGTGGGAAACGTTCGGCAACTACCGTGGCGTCAGCTTCGGTATCGACCAGCGTCCGCTGCGTGCGTCCGGTCTCGACATCAACGGCCAGCCGATCTTCGTCGAGCCGTTCATCGGTGTTGCGACGACCAACGGCACCGCCGCTCGCGTCAACCCGGCTTGGGTCGCTGCTCCCTTCGAGGTCGGCTTCCTGATCGGTGCCGGTTCGTTCAAGCGTCTGGTTCCGGAGCGTTACACGGGCGAAGGCTCGTTCAAGTTCGCTCCGCAGCTCGTCATGGGTGAGCTGCAGTGGCACTACGAGCTGGACAACTGTGAGAACATGTACGGCGACTTCGGCTGGCACAAGTACGAGATCACCCGCGCCTACCAGCCGGTCCGTCCGGCGGCTGTTACGCCGATCCTGTACAAGCGTTGCTTGCAGTTCGAGGTGACCGCGTGTCCGGTGACCAGCCTCGGGCTGTAACCTACCCCCTCTGAGATAGTCCCTCAGAGCCGCCGCCCGCCCTTGGTTCCGACCGGGGCGGGCGTTTCTTTTGGCCCGGAAAGTCGTATACTCAGGCCATGAAGTTCGGTGTCCTCGTCTTCGCTTGGCTGCTCGTCTCCGGGTGTAACACCGGAGCCCTGCGCCCATTGAAGGGTGGGGCCGCGAAGATCGAGCCCGTGGGCAACCTCGCGGCTGACGTGAACCTCACGCTGGAGCCGCCCGACAACCCCTCCACGCCGTCCTCCCAGACGACCCGAGACGTGAGGGAAGAGAAGTACGTCTTCGCCCAGCCCACCGAGCGAGTGACGGAAACGAAGCTCGCGGACGGGTCCGTGACCAAGGTGACGGAAGTGATCCCGGCGGGCACGGTGAAGGTGATCTCATCGACCCGGGACACGAACCAGCAGATCGGGGCCGCTCAGAAGGACACGTCCCGGGAAATTTCTGCCAAGCTCGCCAGCTTTCAGCCAGTCCAGTATGTAGGTATCGCCTTGTTACTCGTCGCCGCAGCGATGTTCCACCCAGCGGTCCGTGTTGCGATCAGCGGCGGCAAGGAGGTCCAGATGGCCACGGCAGCGATTGGCCTGACCCTAGTCTTCGGCCCAACGCTCTTTGTGGGCAACGAGCGGATCATCCTCTTCGCTGGAATCGGATCGCTCTTTGTTATTTACGCCCTGTCTAGACTTTCTTACTACAAAGGAAGGGCCGACAAAAAATGAGCCAAGAGGTCAACCTGAAATCCGTCGATGCGATGTTCGCCTCGGTGCTTCTGAAACTGGAGCAGAGCGAACAACGCCTCGTTGACATCCAAGCCCTGCTCGCGTCGCAGGACAAGCGGATCAAAGACCTCGAAGAAACACAGCTCGCCTACCGATCAAAGATCATCGGCGGCGTTGCAGCACTCTCCACCGTCGTCGGCATCATCGGCTGGGTCGTCCAGCAGACCATCAGTCACCTTTTCACTCGTCCATGAAGTTCCGGAATCCCTCTGACTGCGGCCCCGTAGTTCCTGCTTCGGCTCGCTCTACGGTTTGCGCACCGACGATTGCGGCTCAGGCGTCCTACGTCATTGCATCGCTCCACAACCCGTCGAACTGTGCCCCGACGAACTGCGGACACGATGCTTCGTGCCCCACCGGCCCGACTGGCGCGACGGGGTACACCGGTCCTGCGGGTCAGAATGGTGCCCCGGGCACGGACGGCGCGACGGGCTATACTGGTCCGACTGGGTACACCGGAATGCAAGGCAATCAGGGCGTTCCCGGCATCCCCGGAACGCAGGGTCCGACGGGGGCCACGGGTGCCACCGGTCCGCAGGGTCCAGTCGGAATCGGCGTCACGGGTGCGACGGGGTACACGGGCTACACGGGCGCAGCGTCCAACGTCACCGGCCCGACTGGGTTCACCGGTCCGACGGGCTTTACGGGCTACACTGGCCCCGCTTCTACGGTAGCTGGTCCCACGGGTTCTACTGGTCCTACTGGATACACGGGCTATACCGGCCCCGGATCAACCGTGGCTGGCCCCACAGGCTCTACCGGACCGCAGGGTGCCACAGGATTCACCGGGTACACTGGGCCTCAGGGGACCACGGGATTCACCGGGTACACTGGCCCTGAAGGCCCCACGGGTCACACTGGATACACGGGCTTCACTGGCCCCGAAGGCCACACTGGGTACACCGGGTACACCGGCTCCACTGGCCCGCAGGGCGCGACGGGCTTCACCGGGCCGCAGGGTCCAACTGGGTACACCGGCCCGACGGGGTACACCGGAGCCACGGGCTTTACTGGCCCGCAGGGCGAGACCGGGTACACGGGGTACACCGGAGCCACGGGCTTTACAGGATATACCGGCCCCGCTGGCGTCGGCGGCGCGGTGGCCCACTACGGCTCCTTCTACAGCACGGTGGATCAAGTCGCGGCTCTGCCGAACACGGCTTACGCGATGACTGCGCCGAACACCGCGTATTCCAGCGGTGTCACCATCGTCAACAACTCCGAGATCACGTTCGTGAATCCGGGGACGTACGACATTCAGTTCTCGGCGCAGATAAAACATCGCTCCGGAGGTGGCACGGGCGAGACAATCCAAATCTGGTTCCGCAAGAACGGCGTTGACATCCCGGACTCCGCTACCCGGATCAACATCCAGAGCAACACGTTTCAAGTCGCAGCGTGGGACTTCCTGCTGAACAGCATCGTCGCCGGAGACAACGTCGAGATTATGTGGTCCGTGGACAATGTAAACATTGTCCTCGAAGCCAACAACGCGACGGCCCCCGCTCCCGCCGTACCGTCGGTGATTTTCACCGTCATGCAGGTGACGTACACGCAGGCCGGATCGACTGGTTACACCGGCCCTGCGGGCGCGACGGGCGCGACCGGGTACACGGGGTACACTGGCCCCGCTGGCGCGACGGGCTTTACGGGATACACCGGGTACACGGGCTTCACGGGTCCGGACGGTGCCACCGGGTACACCGGCCCTGTGGGCGCGACTGGGTACACCGGGTACACTGGCCCTGAGGGCGCGACGGGTCACACCGGATACACGGGCTACACTGGCCCCGAGGGTCACACTGGGTACACCGGGTACACGGGACCGACTGGTCCGCAGGGTGCCACAGGTTACACGGGCTTCACCGGACCTGAAGGCGCGACGGGTCATACCGGATACACGGGTTACACTGGCCCGACCGGATACATGGGTGTGGACGGCGCGACCGGACCGACCGGGTATACTGGTCCCGCCGGAGCGGCAGGAACGGTAGGCCCCACGGGTCCGACGGGCTACACCGGCCCGTCGATGAATGCAGTTACGAGCGACACTCCTCCGGCTTCTCCGATTGATGGCGACCTATGGTGGGACTCCACCACGGGCAAGCTGATGGTCTACTACGTTGACATCAGCGGCAGTCAGTGGGTCGAAGCGTCCCCGAGTTCTCCCGGTCCGCAAGGTGCGACCGGGTATACGGGGTACACCGGGTACACGGGCTTCACCGGACCTGCCGGAGCTTCGGCTGGCATAACGAATGTCGTCACGGCCACGGGCAACACGACGCTCACCTCGACGCCGACCCTGCTACGCATCACGCCGACCGATTACGGCACGACGGTGAAGCTGCCAGACGCGACGACGATGACCGTTGGCACGGGCAAGTTTGAGATCGAGAACCTCTCCCAGTTCCACGTCCGAATCACGAACAACGGCGACACGCTGCTTGGTTTCGTCAACGCTTACAGCACGGTTGAGATCGAACTGGCGAACAACTCCACGGCAGCAGGTGCGTGGACGCTGGACAACGCCATGCGCTTTGGGGTTAGTTCGGAAAGAGCTAATCAGTCTACGACGGAAGGATTTGCAACCATCAGTAGTGCTGCAAACGACCCGATTGAACTAGACAGCGACCGCGTATTGTTCCTGCTTAGGACTAATGGCAACTTGATTTACGGTCAGGTTTACGCTCAGTCCACAAACACCTACGGCTCGCAAACCCTCATCCGAAACGCTGCGGCAGGTCTTCACTGCGGTGCCGTTAGGATTGACGCAAACACGGTTATCGTAGCGTCTTCAACTGTGGGCACCGCGTTTGAAGCAGTCGTCTTGTCGATCAGCGGAACGACAATCACGGTAAACACTGCGGCTACGTCAACGCTTCCCGCCGCACTTGGCGTATCGTTCGTCTTTAAGGCCGTTCCATCTGGCGGTTTCGTTTACGTTTACCAGTCTTCAACTCCTACCGCTTACATTGTGCCCATGTCAGTAACCGGCACAACTGTTACTGTTGGAACGGTTGCGAGCGCGTTTGCGGGTGTAGGTACGGCTGGGTTTGTTAACACTTTTGTGCAAACAGCAGCCGATAAAATCATTCTTTATTGCAAGTCAGACGGGTCTGGAACAGGAGGATTCATTGCGTATTCGCTTTCTGGTTCCACGCTGACAGCGGGAACAAGGGTTTCAACCGGACGGTCAACGACCCTCGGAAGCAAGTTTGTAAAGTTGACGGATACGACTTTTTTCTTCGATGCTTACACGGGAACAGTATCGCACGTCGGGGTCATTTCCTTGTCTGGAACTACGATAACTGTTTACACCACTGCGAGCATCGCACTCGCGGCTGTGGCTTCTCCCGTCGCTTTACTTCACGCCGTAAGCCCCACCAAAGTATTTTTCTATTATGGTACCAGTTCTCCGGGAGGTAGTGGAGCAAACATTCTGACGTACACGGCAGGAGTGGGAGTAACCGTAGGCACGGTTCTAACTGGTGCTCCAAACAGTGAGGCCACGAACACTAGGTTCATCACTGCCAGCGGCAACGACGTAGTTGCTATCTCAGGCAGTAGCCACGTCGTTTACGATGTTTCTGGATCAAGTCCGACGGTAAAGTCTGCTTTTGCAACGGCGGGCATTAGACCTGACGCTGATTTGGGTGATGGCACGCATCCCGGAATGTTCTCCGGGATTCGCGTCAGTCTTATCCTCGCGCCGAACGTGATCCAGTACGGTTTTGACTCAAGGTCGATTGTCACTTTGCCTAATCTTGGAAATCTGAGCAGCGTTACTCCAGTCGTTCCTCCCGAGAATCCTAAACTTGGTTTCGCTTCTAGTATTTTCACCGTTTCTGGGGTCGCGACTTCCTCTGTGATTCGCAAATTTGAACTCGTCTAAACATGAGCGTCGTCATCACTCCCGACTCGGTCCTTGGACCGTTTAAGCAGATCGAGGTTCTTGCGGATCGTCTCCGCTGTGACGGAGCGGAGCTTTCGTTCGCGGTCCTCGGCTCCTACCAGATCAGCGAGGACGACTCCCTCGCCCCTGCCCCCGTCATTGACGAGGCCAAGCTCGCGGCTGAAATCCGCGCCGAGCGCAACAAGAAGCTCGTCGAGTCCGACTGGTCGCAGGTCGTGGATACGCCACAGGCGATCAAGGACAAGTGGGCTCCCTACCGCCAGCAACTTCGCGACCTCACAGCTCAGGCTGGATTTCCTCTGTCGGTGAACTGGCCCGCCATCCCCTAACCTCTTCCAATCATGGCCCTCAATTTTCCAGCGAACCCAACGCTTGATCAGGTTTACACGTCCGGTAACCGTTCGTGGGTTTGGAACGGCACGGCGTGGATCGGTGATCCCAACGGATTTAACTATACGGCGGATCGCGTCCTACTGGGGAACGGCGCGAACCCCTTTCAGGAGATCGCTCCGGGTCCAGCCGGATATGTTCTCCAAAGCAACGGTACGACTTGGCAAAGCCAACCCTTTCCCGGCCCGCCCGGAGCCCCCGCAAACGTAGTTGCGACTGCATCGGCCACGGCAGGACGGATCGACGTTTCTTGGGATGCCTCGACAACTGCTACTGTCTACACCGTCTACTACGGAACGACGAACCCCGTCACTACCACAAATGCGCTCGGGTCTGTAGTCGTGACCATAGTTTCGGCCTCGATCACGGGGTTAACTGGCGGTACGGCGTACTACATTGCGGTGACTGCCTCAAACGGATACGGGACCAGTGTTCTTTCTTCGCAAGTTACGCAAACCCCGAACGGAGTACCGACCGCCCCCACTCTTGTCAGCGCGACAGGGAGTTCAGCAACGGAACTTTTGGTTACTTGGACCGCTGGCGGCGGAAAACCCACTCCCACCTCTCATCGGCTCTATTACAGCACGACTTCTCCAGTCACCGTTGCGAGCACGTCCGTCGTCATTACTTCTTCGCCTCACACTTTAACTGGGTTGACCGCTGGTACGACCTACTATGTTGCGGTTGGGGCCGTCAACTCCTACGGAACAACTCTCTCAGGGCAGTCGTCAGCAGGAACGTGGCCCGCTGGGACAACGACGTGGACTCCCGGTCAAACTTTTACAATTTCCTACGCAACAAATAGGACTTTTAACGTTGCCTCGAACGTCACGAAGATACGAATTAATTGTGTGGGAGGAGGGGGCGGTGGCGGTGGTTACTGGAACAGTCCCGGAACTTATGGTGGAAACGGCGGATACGCCAACGCAGAGATCCCCATGTCTTCAGTTTTAGCTGCGGAAGGGCGGCTTTTTACGGCGTTTACTGGAGGGGGAGGCGGACTCACCTATCAAAGCGAAGCGTACAAATCATCCGGTCAAGGAGGGGGAGGCTCATTTTTAGTCGGATACAACACTGGCACCGTTTATGTAGCGGCGGGGGGCGGAGGCGGAGCGGGATCTGGATGGAACGCTAACCCGGGGTACGGTGGTAACGGTGGCGTGGCTCAAAACAACACTGGATTTTTTGCCGGAGCTAACGGACAAACTGGTTCATACGGGGCAGCTATTGGAGGTACAGGAGGCGGAGCGACCCCGGGCACGGCTCCATTTACTCAAGGTAATGCAAGCGGTCGATTAGGAGGACCCGGAGGCGATCTTGGGACTGCTGGAAACGCCAACAATTCCACCTACGGAGCGGGGGGTTCTGCTGTGGTAGCATCAAACCAGTACGCCTCGGGTGGAGGCGGAGGCGGAGGCTACTTCGGAGGGGGCGGAGGAGGATGGGCAAGCGCAGGTGCAGGGGGCGGAGGGGGCGGCTCTTACGTCAACCCAACATACTGCACCGCTTATAGCGGATCCACTAATACTACTTCAGGCGGAGCGGGCGGTACGGTATACGGGGAAATCGGCACTCCGGGCGGCCATGGATCGGTGACCATAACTTTTATTTAAGGAGCCTTCGATGAGCGACGTAAATTTACCGAACGCAATTTCGGCTCAACTCGAGGCAGCTAAGTTAAACTACAAGCCGCAGTTGATTTTTGACGTAGAGTACAACGGCGCAACGTATCAGGCTGACCCAGAAAGTTACGAAGCAATGCTTGCTGCCGCAGCGCAGTCAGCTTTGCCCGCCGACTTCTACTGGTTGGACAAGGCAAACAACCGTGTGCCGTTTACCTCGCAGCAAATCAAGGAACTAGCTGCTCAAGTCTTCAACCGCCGCTTGGCCCTTTTTACTGAACTGCAAGACCGCAAAGCAAGGTACAGGGCCGCGACAACAATCTCCGAGCTGTTTCCATGAGGCTTACCTCTTGACCAGTCTCCGTTTATCCCCTACTACCGGAGCGGCCTAACACGCCATAACCAACCCCACCAAACATGCCGCTGACCAAAAAGGGATCGAAGATCAAGAAGGCGATGGAGAAGGAGTACGGTGCCAAGAAGGGCAAGGCCGTCTTCTACGCCTCGGCCAACAAGGGCCGGATCAAGGGCGTCGAGAAACGCTCCCGGTAAGTTCCAGTTCCAACAGACCTACGATGAATTTTTCAATCGTACTGATCTGTCGGAACGAGTCCCGCACCATCCCCCGCCTTCTGGCCTCCCTCGTGGAGTTCCAGAAGCGCGGGGGAAAAGTTATTCTGGTGGACACGGGATCGACCGACAACAGCGCAGAGATCGCACGCAACCTCGGGGTTGAAGTGCACGAGGTCGGTGAACGGTTCCTCTTCACCATCGACGAGGCCCTCGCGAAGGACATCAACACTCGGTTCATCTTCGGTGACGAGGCCCCGCTGGTCAAAGCCGGTGACCGTCTCTTCGACTACGCGAAGGCCCGCAACTTCGCGGCCTCGCTCGCGCCGACTGACATGGTCGCGATGCCCGACTGCGACGAGGAGTACACGCGTCTCGACCTCGATGTCGTGCAGGCCAAGATCGCTGAAGGCGTCGAGCAGCTTGAGTACGAGTTCGTCTTCGCCCACGACGAGCACGGCAACGAGATCGTCAAGTTCAGGCACTGCAAGTTCTACAACCGCACGAAGCTCCACTGGGTCGGCGTGGTGCACGAGGTGCTCGCGGGCTCCGCGAAGATGGCCTACCTCCCTCCGGACATCATCAAGCTGGAGCACTGGCAGCAGCCCTCGGACCACCGACGCCGTTACCTCACCGGTCTGGCCCTCGACTGCTTCCAGAATCTCAACAACGACCGCAACTCGCACTACCTTGCCCGCGAGATGCTGTATACGGGCCGCTACAAGTCGGCCTACCACGAGTTCGAGCGGCACATCGGGATGAACGGGTGGTACACCGAGGCCACCCAGAGCGTCATCTTCCAAGGCGAGTGCGCCTTGTACATCGGGAACGAGGGTCTGGCGGTGCAGAAGTGGCACGAGGCCGTGGCCCGCGACTGCACGCGGCGCGAACCGTGGATGCGTTTGGCTCACCACTACCACAAGAAGAACGACGCGCAGCGCACGGCGGCGTACGCAATGGCCGCGACGGCCATCCCGTGGTCGGATTTTTACGCCAACAACGCGAACCACTACCGCCACGAGCCCCACGAACTGCTCTACTGGGCACTCTGGTGGCTCGGGGACAAGCAGGGCAGCTTCGAGCACTGGAAAAAGGCCCGCGACTTCTTCCCGGAGAACGAAAAGTACCGCCGGGACTCGATTTTCTACCTCGATTTCCTCAACCCGAAGGTGTCCATCGTCATCCCGACGCTCGGGCGCGAGGAGCAGCTCACGAATCTCGTGAATTCGCTGCCCGAGACAACCGGGTGGAAGAATTTCGAGGTGATCGTGAAGCGGGACTCCTTTGAAAATCGTTCCGGCGTCCCGAAAATGGTGAAAAAGGGCGTGGAAGAGTCCACGGGCGAGTTCGTCTGCTTCCTCGGGAACGACTGCGTGCCTGAAAAGGGCTTCCTGCGGCGTGCTTTGGAGCAGATGTACCGGAGTTTTGCCTACGGGGACGGTCTGGTGGGCCTGAACGACGGGATTTGGGCCAAGGGCGAGATCGCGACCCACTGGCTGGCCTCCAAGAGGCTCCTGCCCCTGCTGGACGGCGAGTTTTTCCACACGGGATACCACCACGCGGGCTGCGACAACGAGCTAACGGGCCGTTGCCAGCTTCTGGGCAAGTACGCGTGGGCCGAGGACGCCCGGATCACCCACAACCACCCCGTCAAGCACGGCTGGGACAAGGCGGACGAGGTCCACAAGCTGGCCTACAGCCGCGTGGAGGAGGACCGTAAGCTCCTGAAGGCCCGGGCGGAGAAATTTGGGTTCTCCCACCTGCTCGTCTAGTCGTATACTAAGGACACGCCATGTCTTGCCAGCCCTCCAGCAACCCCTGCCCCAGCGAACCGTGCTCGACCCAGTGTGACCCCGCGCACGAGCCGCTGCCGAGCACCGTTGACAACTTCGTGACCCAGTTCTTTGGGGAGGTCACGAAGACGTGCGTTGACGGGCAGATCGTCTGGAGTCTCCCGTGCAATCTCGACACCGGCATCCCCGGGTACCCACGCCAAGAGGGCGAAGGGCTGGCCTGTTATTTCAAGCGCGTCCTGAACGAGCTGTTCGTGCAGTACGGCATGCTCGGCACGATGGCGTTCCAGAACGCCAACGGCGTCGTCATCACGGGCGGGTCAATCACGGGTCTCCCGTACCCGATCAACGCGAACGACGCGGCCACGAAGGCGTACGTTGACGCGGTTGCTGGCGGTGGTGGCGGCGGAGGCGGCACGGGTTACACTGGCCCGACTGGATACACGGGGTACACTGGCCCTACTGGAGTCGCTGGCGGTGCAGGCGCGACCGGCCCGACCGGCTACACTGGTTACACGGGCTTCACTGGCCCGGCCTCAAACGTCACGGGACCGACTGGGTTCACTGGACCGACGGGGTACACTGGGTACACGGGCTCTCCGGGCACAAGCGTCGTGTTGAAGGGCTCCGTCCCGAACATCGCGAGTCTGCCCTCAGGGGCGACGCCCGGCGACCTCTACATCGTGCTGGCCGACGGCAACGGGTACGTCTGGAGCGGCTCCTCGTGGGATAATGTCGGCCCCATCCAAGGCCCGACTGGTCCCGTCGGGGCAACGGGCTTCACGGGGTACACCGGCTTTACTGGCTTCACGGGAGCGCAGGGTGCCACTGGCCCCACCGGCCCACAAGGCACGCTAGGTGCCACGGGCGCGACCGGTCCAGCGGGCACCGCAGGTGCAACTGGCCCGACTGGTCCGCAGGGCGCGGCCTCGACTGTCACCGGCCCGACTGGATTCACCGGCCCGACGGGCTTCACCGGTCCGCAGGGCGCGGCCTCAAACGTCACTGGCCCGACCGGACCCACGGGCGCGACTGGATTCACCGGCCCCGCAGGCCCGGCCTCAACCGTAACCGGACCCACCGGTCCCGCAGGCGCGACTGGCCCCACGGGCTTTACCGGCCCACAGGGCGCGGCCTCGAACGTCACCGGCCCGACCGGGTTCACTGGTCCTGCTGGCTCCGTTGGGCCGACCGGCGCAACTGGGTTCACTGGTCCGCAGGGTGTGGCTGGCCCCACCGGACCAACCGGCTTTACGGGTTACACTGGCCCGAACGGCGGCATCGGTAACGTCGGCCCTACGGGCTTCACTGGCCCGACCGGCCCGACGGGATTCACGGGCGCAGCGGGCACCGCAGGTGCAACTGGCGCGACCGGCCCCACCGGATTCACTGGCCCGCAGGGTGCGGCGTCCAACGTCACCGGCCCCACCGGCTTTACCGGCCCGACGGGCTTCACCGGCCCGCAGGGTGCAGCCTCGAATGTTACCGGCCCCACTGGTCCCACGGGCTTCACTGGCCCCGCCGGTCTCGGATTCCCCGCTGGGGGCAACAAGGCTGCGTTCCTCAAGAAGAACAGCGCGACGGCCTACGACACGGTCTGGAGCGATGACCCGCTCTTCAACGTGCGCGACTACGGTGCGGTCGGCAATGGCACCACGGACGACACGACGGCGATCAACGCTGCAATCACGGCGGCTCGTGTCGCGATCACGGATGCAGGTAACTCAGTGGTCCGTGCAGTCGTCTACTTCCCACGCGGCACCTACTGTATCACGTCTGCTATCACGGTAACGGCTCCCGCCGACTCGACGTTCTTCAACCTCTACTTCCGCGGCGACGGAATGGGAGTGAGCGTCATAAACCAGACGACGGCCTCCGCAAACGGATTCGAGGTCACCCTGACCGGCGCGTCGGCTGCGATTTCTGTCAACCGTGCAGTGGAGTTCCGTGACCTCACGGTGCGAGCTGACGCGGTGTGCGGTCGTGCCGTCACGATCAATCACGGTACTTCGACCAGCTACCACCAGAAGCCCGGCTCACGTCTCATTCGTGTCTCGGTTGAGAGCCCGACCGCGTCGCTGTACTGGGCCAACGGCGTTCAGTTCAATGAGGCGTGGAATGCGACAGTGGACGGATGCTTTATTAGCGGAAACCCAAGCATTGTTGGAACAGGCATCAGTCTGACGAACACCTGCGTCAACTTCAGCCTGATCAACAGTCAGTTGAACTTCTGGGATACGGGTCTTGCGAACGTCAACAACAGCACGGTGAGTCGAGTGGTAACCACTGTGGCCACGGTTGGAAATCTTCCGGTAAGCGCGGAGGAGAACGCGCTGTATGTTGTGACGGCGACCAACAGTTGGTATCGTTGGGACAAACCAACAACCGCGTGGGTAAACATGGGCACCGCCGTGAGTGGACTGCCCTCCACCGCAATCGTTGGAGCGATCTACGTCAAGGTCGAAACGAATGCCGGTTTTCAGTGGACCGGTTCCTCTTGGGCAAGCCTTGGAACTATCTCTGACGTTCAAGTAAAGAACAACGAAGGTATCTTCGTAAGCCAGTGCGTAATGGTTCCGGTAAATACGGGCATTCATATCAAGGCGAACAAGTACGCCGATTACTTAGGTCAGGGGCTTGATTGGAACGGACGGTACATTACGGGGCGCATGCCTCTCTTCGCCGTGAGTAACACTCACATTGATGCCCGCGGAGGGGCTGGAACGGCTGCAGTAAAACTTGAAGCCGTGGCCTCGCCTCTGATCTCGAATAACCTGTTCATCGCGTCTACCTCGTCTGCTAACATCATCTACGGCGACGAAGTTTACGAAGGTACTTGCACCGGAAATGAATTGTTTGGCCCAGTCAGCGTTGGCATTAAGCTAACAGGCAAGAGCACAAACAGCACATTCACCGGAAACCAACTTCGTCAGGGCGGAAACAGCAGCAGCCCTACCGCGTTCGAGTTCGGCACTGAGACCCAGTACAACATCGCTACTGACAACACCCGCGAGAATCAGTACCCGCTGATCAACGTGGATAACTCCACAGCAGTTGCGGGGGCGTACTCCAATAACTTCGTTGGTCAGGCCCTGAACCTGTCTGCGGCGGTCACCACGACGGGAGGCTCCTCCTCCGAAACATTCAGCGTGGACATTTCGCGTGCCGCGCTGGGCCGCAAGTGCCCCGCGATTGCGGTGTCGCTCAACGTGATCGCGGCCAACATCACGGTGATGTACAACTGGAGCGACGGGGCGAACTCCAAGACCGTGGCCCGAATCACGCTCTTCACGACTGACGGCACCAATCTGCCAGCGTCCACGACGTACCGTCTCGGCCTGTCCATCAACCCCGGCTCCTACTAATCCATGTCCTGCTGCAACAATAGCTGCGATCCCGAGCACGAGCCGCTGCCCAGCACGGTTGATAACTTCGTCACGCAGTTCTTCGGTGAAGTCACCAAGACCTGCGTTGACGGGCAGATTGTCTGGGAACTCCCGTGCAACCTCGACGAGGGCATCCCGGGATACCCGCGCCAGCCGAACGAGGGGCTCGCGTGCTACTTCTCCCGCGTGCTGGAGGACATCAGCATGGGTGGTGGAGGTGGGGGCGGTGGTCCGGTGGACGCCCTTCTCCGCTCGAACAATCTTTCTGACCTCCCCAACGTCCCCACGGCCCGCACGAATCTGGGCCTCGGGACGATGGCCGTTCAGAACGCGTCGAACGTGGCGATCACGGGCGGCACGATCACGAACGCTCAGATCGTCAACCCCGTCATCACGGGTCTCACGCTGAACGCCGCGAACCTCGTCGCTCCGAACATCAGCGGCGCGGTGATCTCCACGTCCACGTTCACGGGCGGTATCATCACCAGCCCGACGGTGACGAACGGTACGTTCGCGACCCCCGCCATCACGGGCGGCACGATTGCAGCGTCCACGATCTCCGGCTCCACGCTGACCGGTGCCACGATTTCTTCAGGCACGGTGGGCGCGGTGACGATCACGGGTGCCTCGCTGAACAACGGCTCGGTGAGCGGCGGCACGATCACGAACGCCGCAATCTCAAACTCCAACTTCACGAACGCGACGATTTCGTCCGGCTCGATTGGTGCGCTTCCGATCACGGGCGCGTCCATCAGCGGCAGTTCGATCAGCGGCGGCACGATTACTGGTGCTGCGGTGAAGTCCCTGCCTGCCCCCGTTCTTCCCGACGACGCGGCGACCAAAGCCTACGCCGACGCAGCCGCTGCGGGTCTGTCGATCCTTAGCCCGGTGCGTGTAGCCACGACCGGCTCCAACATCACGTTGTCCGGTGGCGCACCGAGCACGCTGGACACGATTCCGCTGGCCCCCAACGACCGAGTCCTCGTCAAGGACCAGAGCACCCCGTCGCAGAACGGCGTGTACGAGGTCCAGACGCTCGGCTCCGGGAGCAACGGTACTTGGGTCCGTACTTCCGATGCCGACGTGACCGGCGAACTCGTCACCGGCACCTACGTTTTCGTGGACTCGGGTGCCACAAATTCAAGCACGTCCTTCGTCATCACGACGACCGGCACGATCACGATTGGCGTCACGCCGATCACTTGGACCCAGTATTTCTCGGTCGGATCGATCTCGTTCTCCTCGATCACCGGCACCGTTGTGGCGGGCCAGATCGGGTCCGTCAACGCGGGCAGCATCGTCGGCTCGATTTCTGCGGGTCAGATCGGTTCGGTCAGCGCGACCAGCATTGTCGGCACCATCACGGCGAGCCAGATCGGTTCCGTCAGTGCGGGCACGATTTCGGGCAGCATCACGGCGACCCAGATCGGTTCCGTCAACGCGACCAGCATCACGGGCGTCATTTCCGCGGGTCAGATCGGGTCCGTCAACGCGAACACGATCTCGGGGCTCATCTCGTCCACCCAGATTGGCTCCGTGAACGCAGGCGTCATTCAGGGCGCGATCAACTCGTCTCAGATTTCGTCGGTCAGCGCGTCCTCGATCATCGGCACGATTTCTTCGGGCCAGATTGGATCGGTGTCCGCCTCGGCCATCGTCGGGCTCATCTCTTCGTCCCAGATCGGGTCGGTGAGTGCCACGACCATCGTCGGCGGCATCACGGCGTCCCAGATCAACAACGTAAGCGCGACGACGATTGTCGGGTCCATCTCCGCGGGCCAGATCGGCTCCGTTAGCGCGACCTCCATCACGGGCGTCATCGTCGGTGCCCAGTTGACGGACCAGATTCTCAACACGCAGCGACTCATCGCGAGCGACATTTCGGTTGTCCGCCGCCTGAGCACCCTGCCGTCGCTCCCGGACGCCAACTACCCGGTCGGCGCGTTGGTCCTCAACACCTCGAACCAGACGCTCTACCAGAACGTCAGCGGTACTTGGACGGTGGTGACCTCCTCGTCGTCTGTGACCGGCACGCTCACGGCCAACGACATTGCGAGCGTCAACGCCAACTCCATCGTCGGCCTGATCATCGCGAACCAGATCAGTACGGTGAGTGCGTCGTCCATCACGGGCAGCATCTCGTCGTCGCAGATCGGTTCGGTGAGTGCCTCGGCCATCACGGGCACGATTACGGCGTCCCAGATCGCTTCGGTGAACGCCACGAGCCTCGTTGGCGGCATCACCTCGTCCCAGATCACCTCCGTCAGCGCGACCTCGATCACGGGCGGCATCTCGTCGTCTCAGATTTCGTCGGTCAGCGCGACCAGCATCACGGGTGGTATCACGGCGACCCAGATTACCTCGGTGAACGGGTCCGCGATCACCGGCAGCATCGCGGCGAATCTCATCAGCGGCGGCATCACGGCCACCCAGATCACGTCCGTCAACGCGGCGACGATCACGGGCACGATCACGGCGACCCAAATCGGCTCCGTAAGCGCGGGCAGCATCGCTGGCACGCTCAACTCCAGCCAGATTCAGTCCGTCAACGCGGCCACGATCACGGTCGGCACGCTGGTCGATAGCCAGATCGCCACGGTGGGCGCAGGAAAGATCATCTCCGGCACCATCGCTGCGCAGGAGATCATCCTGTCGAACTCCACGTCCTCGATCCTGCGTTCGGACAACTACGTCGCCGGTACGTCCGGGTGGCGCATCCGCGGCAACGGCGACGGCGAGTTCAACAACCTCACGGTGCGTGGCCTGCTGGCCGCGTCCCAGATCGACCACGCGTGCTTGTTTATTCGTCCCCCGACGGGCAACGAGGGCGGTCAAGTCTTCCTTGAGATGCCTACCGGCGTCTCCGGAGCGTGGGCCATCGACGTTGGCTCGGGCAACGATCTCCGCATGTTCATCGAGGGCAACCCCTCGCTTGCGGGGGCGCACGAGGTCCAGATCGCGGGTGACCTACGCATCGATTCTGACACCTACGGCGGCGGAAACATCTACGCCGAGGACATCACGATCTCGGGCTACGGGTACGGAGACTTCACGACGTACTCGTCCCGCCAGTTCAAGGAAAACGACGCCCCGATCACCGGTGCCCTCGACAAGGTCGTCCAGCTCGTCCCGGTTGACTTCGACTGGAAGAGCGACTCGCCCTTCAAGGCGGGCAAGCACGATGTCGGCCTCATCGCCGAGGACGTGGAGAAGCTCTTCCCGCAGCTTGTGGCCCGCGACGAGCAGGGCCGTCCGGCTGTAAACTACGCCAAGCTGTCCGTCTACCTGCTCGCCGCCCTCAAGGAACTCAACGCCAAGCTCTGACCATGAAACCCGTCTCCCTCAAACGCGAAGACTTCGTGCCCATGCCATTCGGTGGGCCGGACAAGTTCCCCAAGCTCTGGCTCGATGGCCTCACCGACGTAGACATCCCTGAAGAGGGTGAAATCCGCTTTCGGTTCTCCCGCATTTCGAAGATCGAGAAGGAAGACCGTAGTGGCGAGACCACGTCGGTCGAGCTCGTGCTCAAGAAGATCACGGACATCTGCGACTGCAAGGGCAAGGACGCGGAGTACAACGAAAACCGTGGCGAGGAGATGGAGTCCGAGGACGAGGACGAGGACGAGGGCGAGAACGAAGAGATGGACGCCGAGGAGGCCCTCGATTCGATCATGGAAGACCTCGACGAAGAGGACATGGTTGACGAGTCCGAGGACGACAACCCCGAGAAGTACTAAATGTTCACCGTCGCTGACATCGCTTCAGACGCCAAGCGCATCCTCGCCAACTGCGACGACGCGACGCTGTTCAACCGGCTGAACTACGTCGTTGAGCTGCTGGCGAACGAGTCCGACTGGGACCCGCTCATCGGCGTCGTGGACATCTGCACGAACCCCGGCGAGACGTGCGTGACGCTGCCACGCGAGGTGGAGACTCCCCTCTCCATCAACATCGGAGGCACGCCCGCACAGGCCCGCAATCGCTTCTTCTCGTTCCACCTGAACGGCCCCGGCGATGACTGCCGCGAGTCGTGCAGCTACACTTGGGACGACAAGGGCGACGTGCCGCTCTTCTACGACCCGCCGAATCCGGTGCAGTTCATCGCGTTCCTTGAGAACCAGAACGACACCAACGCCGAACTCTGGGTCTACGGGTACGACGAGCAGAACCGCTGGATTCGCACCGAGGTGTGCGGCGAGATGGTGGACGGATGCCCAGTGCCCACGGTGTTCGGGTACGCGGTGCCGAACCCGGACCAGCAGGTGTTCTCCCGCATCGTGCGCGTCCGCAAGAGCGTCACGCAGGGGTACATCCGCCTCACGTCCTTCGACATCGGAGTCAACACGGGTGTCCTCCTCGGGGACTACGCTCCCGACGAGACCGAGCCCGCCTACCGCCGCGTCAAGCTCTCCCGCAACTGCGGCTGGGTCCGCGTGATTTACCGTCGCCGTGTCTTCAAGCTGAAGACGCTGAACGACATCATCCCCCTCCACAGCCCGTTCGCGCTTCTCATGGCCCTCAAGGCCACGCAGAAGATGGAAGACGACCAGCTCGATGAGGGCGAAAAGTACTTGGCTCGCGCCATCGACTTCATTACGAAAGAGCAGTTGTCCCGTAACCCTGTCACCACTCCGGAAGTACAAGTCCGCGGTCCTAACATCGCCGCCGCCTACAATCGCCTCGAATGATCCCGCAGAAGCTACTTCAAGGTGGTCTCGGGTTCGCGGGCTCCGCGTTCTGGGTTCGCGGCATGGACTCGTCGCTCGACCCTGCTTTCCTGCAGGAGGCCGAGTACCGTTCCGCGATGAACGTCACGAACCGTGGCGGCGTCCTCAAGACCCGCCCCGGGTACAACTGCGTCTTCGAGCTGCCCCCGGGTCGCCTGCAGGGCTACACCCTGTTCCGTCCGACCGGCGGCGCGTGGCACCACGTCGTGGCGATTTCAGGCAAGGTGTACGTCTCCGCGTACCCGTTCAATTCCTACAGCGAGCTGCCGAACGTCCAGTTCTATGCCGGTTCTGACGTAGTTGTGTTCGAGAAGGCCACGAAGTCCGTCCAGCAGAACCCAGACGGCTCGTTGTCCGTGGTGGACCCGTTCGACGTGCTCATCATGCAGGACGCCCGGACGCCCGCAGCGTACTGGGACGGTTCAATCTCCCGCCACCTGTCCCCGGCGAACAGCGAGACTCCGCTTGGCCTCTGGATGAAGTGGTCCGGTGACCGGCTCTGGGTGGGCCGTGACAATGAGCTGTTCGTCTCCGACATCGCGGACCCGCTCAAGTTCACCGAGACCGACTACCTCTCCGAGGGCGGAAGTTTCCGTTTGCCGGATAATGTCACCGGACTCGCTGAGATCACGTCCACGGAAGTGCCCCAGCTTCTGGTCTTCACGGCCAACACCACGTCGATCTTCCAGTCGAACATCCGCGACCGTGCGACGTGGAAGACGACCCCCAACTTCCAGCGCGTTCTCTTCCCCGAGATCGGGTGCGCCTCTGGCCGCGCCATCGCCACCCAGTACGGCCAGCTCTGGTGGATGACGATGACAGGCATCACGAGCCTGAACGCCGCCGCCCAGAGCCGCGTGTCGAGCGAACTTCTCTACCGCGACGTGGAGATGGCCGTATCCAAGGGCAACCTCTCGCCGAACATCGACAAGGTGGCGGCGATCTCGTTCGAGAACTACGTCATCTTCTCCGTCCCCTCCGGCGACCTCTTCAACCGCCACACTTGGGTCATGGACCAGTCGCCCGCCGAGAAGCTGAACGTCGGCTCCGCGAGCGCGTGGAACAGTGTTTGGACCGGCACGCGGCCCGTGCAGTGGAGCGTGGGTGCCGTGAACGGCGTCCAGCGCATCTTCCACGTCTCGGTGGACTACGACGGCAAGAATCGTCTCTGGGAAGCCTTCATCCCCACCCGTCAGGACAACGGACAGCCGATCACCTGCTACGTCGAGACGAAGTCCCACACTGACTTCAACGAGATGGCCCGCGGGCTGGACATGAAGACCTTCCGCTTCGCGGAGCTGGAGTTCACGGAGATTCAGGGCACGCTCGACGTGAAGGTGTACTGGGCGGGCATGCGCGGGAACTACAAGGAACTCACCGTCTTCCGCTTCGTGGCCCCCGAGGGCAACCTGACGTACAACAAGCAGATCACCCTCGACACGAAACTCTTCGCCTACCAGACCCAGTCACGCGTCGTCCGCACGACCGAGATTCTCAACGACCGTCAGGAGGGCAGCACCTGCGGCATCGAGTCCCAGTTCACGGACCGTCACGACCGTGCGTTCTCGCTGCTCATCGTCTGGTCCGGCAAGGCCGCTCTGCGGTCGTACCGCATCTTCGCCCGCACGTTCGACGAGACCGGAGTCGGTGCCGCCGAGGGTCAGGTGGAGAACGTGGACACGGCCCAGCCTGTTCGTACCGGCCTTCTGGACAACCCAACGCCCTGTAACACCGCACCCTGATGCCCTACAACCGAGTTTACCGCAAGACCGACGTGGCCACGGCCACCTGCCAAGTGGGCACGGGTACCCCCGTGTCCGCCGTCGCGTCGTCCCAGAGCATCATCTCCCAGCGTGACGCGGACCGCAAGGCCGCGGGCTACGCGAAGGGGAAGGCCCAAGCTGGTTTGGTCTGTACCCGATAATGCCCTACCAAGTAAAGTTTGACTTCGCTAGGCCGATCAGTCCCCGGGTCGTGGAAATCTTCTACGAGTCCCCGGCGATCTGCGGCATCGTGTACTATTCTCAGATTCCTTCGTCGTCCGACGGATACACGTCCCTACTTTAGTCGTAAACTAATCCTACCACCGTGCCCAACCCCGTTACATTTGATGTCTCAGCCGGAGCCCTCCCCGAGGGTCTGGATACCGATCCGCAGGGCCTGCTGGAGGAATTCGCGGCCCGCCTGATCATCTCGCCGTCCGTACCGTGGTCCTCCTTCACGGTGGGAGCCGCGCAGCCGACGAGCAACCTCGGCCCGTGGTTCAAGGACGGCAAGGAACTGTGGGTCTGGGACGATGTCCTCGCGACCTACATCCCGGTGGTGTCCCCGACGGTCATCGACTCGAACGGGGGCACCCAGTACCCGTCACTTCGCTACGCCGTGTCGTCCTTGGCCCCCAGCCCCACTGGATTCAGCTTCTGGATCGAGCTGAACGGTGCCGGGAAGGCCATTGACATCAAGCACTACTCCTCCGGCGCGTGGAGGAGCATCTTCGAGGACACCATCACGGCCATCCAGATGCAGTTCGCCACGATTGCGGCGGACTACTCCACGACCACGCAGATGAACACGGCAATCACGAACGCCGTGGACGCCGTGCGCGTGAACTACCCGGTCAGTGTGTCGCTTCCGGTCAACCAGACCGTGAACATCTCCGATCTCGCCACGAATACCAAGATACTGTTCAGCTCGGTCGATATTGACCCCGATACAGTTTATGACGCGACCAACAGTCGCTTCGTGGCACCAGTCAACGGCATCTACCTCGTCTCTGCGGAACTCCAGATCGACAACAACACTGGAGTCGCAGCGAACATGGAGATGGCCCTCACGATCCTGAAGAACTCAGGCAACTACCACTCCTCAGGCATGGCCCTTTCGTCGCCCCCGGGTGCCCGGTGGTATCCGCAGGTCAACTCCCTCGTCGAACTCGGCGTGGGGGACATCGTGGAGATCGCTCTTTCCCTCGAAGACGGCACCAACACCGGCAACGTCACCGTCGCGGCGTCCAACTCCACCGCCGACTTCGTCCTCATTCGGAAACTTTAAGCCATGGACCCCGTCACTGCATCTCTCGCAGCCGCCAGTACCATCGCCGGACTCATCGGCGGCAGCAAGACCAGAAAGGCCGCGTCCCGTGCTGCCGACGAGGCCATGTCGAAGCAGAAGACCATCGACATCGGCAAGCTCGTCGCCGACGCCCGCGCCAACTCCGAGGCCAACCTCGCGAAGTCTATGGAGCTGGAGAAGAAGTACCTCCCCGGCACCGCGCAGCTCCGCGAGGCGACGACCGGCAACCTGCTGGCCCAGTTTGGCGGCGGCGCACAGGCGCGTCGTGCGCAGGCGATGGAAAGCCTGCTCGGGTTCCAGCCCGCTTCCGCGACGCCCACCTACGAGGGCTCCCCGCTCTTCAAGCAGGCCACGGACCGCATCGCTGCGGAACTTGCCCTCGGCGGCAAGCTTGACCCCGAGACGCAGGCCGCGGTGGTCCGCGGTGCGCTGTCCGGTGCAGGACGCTCCGGCATCATCGGTTCGCAGGCCGGACGCGGGCTCACTGCCCGTGACCTCGGTCTTACGTCACTCCAACTCCAGCAGGCCCGTCAGGGGGCGGCCTTGGAGGCTGGAAAGATGCAGTCCGACCTCGGTCTGACTCAAGCTCAACTGGGCCTGAGCGCGGGCGATCAACTTCTTCGTTCCCTTGGCATGGGCGTCGAGGCCACGAGCAACGAGCTGACCCAAGCGGGCAACCTCTTCCAGACGCTTGCCAATCAGGCTCTCCCCGAGAGCGGTCTGTCCTCCGGTAGCTTGGCGGACATCGAAGTCGGTCAGACGAACGCCTACAACCAGCGTCTCATGGACGCCGCAGCCATCAAGGCAGGAGGTGCCGCGGCTGGTATTGGACAGATGGTTGGGGGCATTCAGTCGGGCCTCGGCTTGGCTGCTGGTGCGTTTGGGAAAGGCGGCGGTGGGAAAGGCGGCGGCGGTGGTGGAGGCTCGGGTGGTCCGTTCAAGTTCAGCCTCACGCCGACCGATACGAGCTTGCTCGGATCAGCCAAGTACTCGTCGATGCCCACGAGCACCTCGACCACGGGGATCAACTCCACGTTCACCGGCCTGTTCAAGAAATAACTCATGCCCGCCGTACCCACTTCTCAGATTCGCGTTGTTCCGCAGGCTCCCCGCGTGGAGATCGGCGCGTTCATCCCGAAACTTGACCCAACCGCGGGTCTCGGCGTCTTCAGCGAGGCCGCAAAGCTCCCGCTCATGTTCGAGCAGATCAACCTTGAGAAGGAGCGCAACAAGCTCGAACGAAACAAGCTCAAGCTCGCGGAGATGGAGGCCAATTACATGGCCCAGAACTACGAGCGTATCCAGCAGAGCAAGTTGGATCAGGCCGCGCTTGAGCGTCAGGCTTTGCAAGCGAAGATTGACGCCGACCGGGCCGCAGCCGAGAGGTCACGAGCTGAAGCCGCGGGCCTCAAGCCTCTGACTCAGGAGGAGATTGATGCGTTGGCCCAAACCGGGCAGGCTACGTCGATTCCAGCGGCTGGAGGCGGAGGCGTGTTGGCTGAAGAGACGATCACCGAGACCCCCGCGCCCGTTGCCGCACCCACTTTCACCGTGACGACCGGTCAACCGGAGGCCCCGAAGCCCGTCGTCCCGAAGACCCGGCAGGAGCTGATCTACCGGCCCACCGTGAGCACGCTCGCCGCGCTCCCGGATGTGCCAGTGGTCAACGGCATGCCCGACTTCACCAACGTCATCGAGCAGGAGACCCAGCGTCAGGTCAGTCTGCTGCCGCCTCCACCGGCGCGTCTCACCGCGAACGAAGCCAGCAAGTGGAAAGCCAAGCGGGAAGAGGACATCGCTGCAATTCGTCAGAAGCTCCAGCCGCAGACGAGCGAAGAGCGCGGGCTCGATGACAACAATCTTCCGTTCGTCGTGCCGGTCGTCAAGGTGGGCAACGTGGTCGTTGACCGCGGTGACCCGATCCTCGACAAGGACACGCTGCTGAAGAACAAGGGC